AAATACCTAATATGTTGCTAGTAGGTAATGCTGGTACTGGAAAGACCACATTAGCGAAAGTGATTATAAATGAAATACTAGATGCACAGTACCTTTACATTAACGCAAGCGAAAAGAACGGTATCGATGAAGTCCGTACCTCTATTCTTACGTTTGCTCAAACTAAGAGCCTGGATGGCAAAATTAAGGTTATCTTTCTGGACGAGTTCGATAACTTTACTGATGCGGGTCAAAGAGCTCTGCGTAATGTTATGGAAGAGTACGCTGGTAATACCCGTTTTATCCTCACTGGCAACTATCTACATCGTATTATCCAACCGATTCAGTCTCGATGCCAAGTTTTCACTGATTTTACTCCTCCTATTGGAGAATATGCTAAACGAATAAGCTTTATTCTTCGTCAGGAAAAAATACAGGTAGGTAAAGAACAGATAGAAAAGATTAAAGAAGTTATTCGTTATCACTACCCGGATTTACGAAGAATCATTAACTATATACAACGTAGTGTTGTTGATGGTGTATTGTCTATTAGTAGCACGATTAATAACGAGGGATTCGCACAAGAGATCCTGGATAAAACCGTGAACAAAGAAGACTTAATGTCTGTACGTAAATTTGTTATAGAATCGGAACAAACCTTTGGAAATGACTATCCTAAGTTAATGAAAGATCTGTTTAATGCAGTGTATAAGAGCTCTATTTCGGAAGATAAAAAAAGACTTGCATTGCTGCAAGTCTCTGAATATTTGTATCGATCAGCTTTAGTAATGGATCAAGAGATTAACTTCTTCTCTTGTCTTATTGCTTTAGCTTCCGTGGTGTGAGTGTTTAGAAGCTTTAATAGTTGTATTTTTTGGATCACCGCCTGGTAAGAAAGGCTTATTAGGTACTTTTGCGCCTTTAAGCGGGCTTTCATATACGGGAGCTTCTTCTTCTTTTGGACACTTACATACATCTTTACCGCAAATAGGGCATACTTCTTCTTTTACAGGAAACTCTTTACCGCCTAAAGTAAATGTGTCTTTACCAGCTGCTTTAGCTTGTTGATCTGCATAATGCATTACACCGGCACCTTCATCTTCAACACCCGGTGTTTTACCGCGTAAACCGCGTGGCAACATACTGTCATCTTTATATGAACCATATCCACCAGGTACTGATGAATGTATATTACCCATTAAAGCTTTAATTTGCTCTGGAGTGGCTTGTCTAGCCATATAATATACCCAGGCTGGGGTACCGGCTGGTAAATAGTCTCCAGTTTGAGGTAAAGCGGTTTTGTTAGTGAGTATCGTTTCACCGTCTTGTACGTGAAATGTTTCCTCTACTTCACCGTCTTCAGATTGAATTGGAGGATTACCTGCTGATCGATCTCCACCATCTTGGGAACCACCACCACCGCTCATTGTACCGACATCTTCATTGAGAATACCTACATAAAGGCCTTCTAAAAGAGTTTGAGATTCATTAATATTTTTAACTTTATGCATTCCTTTTACCTTAGGTGGTTCTGCATCGTTGTATTCATTTGAATGATCGAGTTTAGTATTTTTTGTAGCTAACTCGTAATCACCTTTTGGAGCATAAGTCTGCTTTTTCATAGCTTTTGTTTGTTCATCAATTTCTTTAGCTTTGTAATTTTTGTTCTTAGAAGCTTCTTTAGGCTCTGTTACACGCTCTCTTGTGTCTTTTTGGCTATCTGGAACAGGAGGTAAATTACCTTCTAAATTGACTTCCTCTAAACAGTCAACAGGTATAGTAATTAAATTGTGCCAATAACCTGGTGCTGCTTCTTCAAAACAGTCTGCTAACTCAGCTGGAGCTGTACCAGCGCCTTCTGCACTATATCTTGCAGGAGACACGAAATTATGTAGTTTACTAACTCTAATATTGTTTTTAGAGCTTGCCATTTCTTTTAAGCGTTGCTGCACATTAGCAGCTAGATTTTTGAAGCTCTCGTTATTTTCAAAGCCGGCTTTTAGTTTTACGACATCTCCAGCTAAAAACCCACCACCGTTAGTAAAGCGATTATAGGACTCCTGGAATAAAGAGTTAAACTTACTGTTTTTCATATGATGATATTACTTACTCCCTCCCTAAGTATTTTACAATGCCATCATTAAGTTTTACAGGTTTACAGAAGGTATCCGTAGCTACTAACTATACTTACTCGGATTTGCACCTAGACTTTGCTAACCCTATTAATAAGGACGTGCAAGCAGATTACGATACTGCTGCTATTAAGAATTCAATATACGCTTTGTTTAATACTCTACCTGGCCAGAACTTATTAAATCCAACTTATGGATTAAACTTAGCTCAATACCTGTTTGAACCTATAAGCGAGTCAATAGGTAGGACTATAGGTAATGTAATAGTAGCAGGTTTAAATCAATACGAACCACGGATAACCATTCAAAACGTCAACATAACTCTAAACTACGACGAGCAAACCTATTACATTGACTTAAATATATTAATGCCGTATTTGAACAACAAGACTCTAAACATACCTGGAGCCTTAAACAAGACCGGATATACCCTTTCATAAGATGTCGACTACATACACAGATGCATCAGCTTTAAATATACAACCGAACGAGTATATTGCGTTTGATGCAACAAACCTTAGAGATTTTTTACGCAACCGTTTAACTCAAAGCGGGCAATTCACTGATCAGTATATTGAAGGTTCTAACCTTAATGCATTAAACAATGCAATAGCGTATGCTTTTCATACGTTTATGTTTTATCTGAATAAGACTTCTTCGGAAGCAATGTTCACTGAAGCTCAAATTTACGAAAATATTAATAGAGTGGTCAAGCTTATAAACTACTCACCAATCGGTAATCAGACCTCAACAGTAGTGTTTACTTGCTCTGCAACAAGTGATTTGAGTATCGGTTCTTATACAATACCTCGTTATACGTTCATAAGGATAAACAACTCTCCGTATACTTTTAATACAGACGTTACTTTTACTAAAACCCTTTCAACAGCTCAATACATTACTAGCGTTGGCAATCAAGCTATATTATATCAAGGCAAGTGGACGGAGTATCCGCTATATACTGCTCAGGGTAATGTAAATGAAACCGTATTTGTGGCACCAGGTAGTGCGGTTAATATAGACCATTTTAATATAGATGTATACGTAAAAGATGCTGGAACAGGTTTATGGTCTCAGTGGAGTCGTACCGAGTCCTTGTATCTTGAAAAGGCTACTGCTACGGCTTTTGAAGTTAGATATAACCAGAGTCGTAATTACGAAATAAAGTTTGGTGATGGTATTAGCGGTAAAAAATTAAATGCTAATGACATTGTAGCAGTATATTACCTACAAACTTTAGGTACAGCTGGTGAGATTGGGGCAGGAGCATTAAATAGTTTGCCTGCTGTAGTTTATAACACTACACAATGGAATTCAATAAGTCCGAATGTATTCAGTACTGATTTGCAGTATTTAAATGATGTCAATATAACATCTCTACAGTTTAATAACGATAACCCTTCTACTGCATACACAGAAGCAGAAAATGCAGATAGTATTCGTAACAACGCCCCCGCGGCTTTTAAGTCTCAATATAGATTAGTAACTGCCGATGATTATAAAAACTTTATAACAAGTACTTTCGGCAACATTATACAAGATGCTACTGTATACAGTAACAACGATTACGTTAATAATCACTTACGCTATCTTTACAATATCGGTTTAACTAAACCTAATCAAGACAATCGAGTACTTTATAATCAGGTAGCGTTTTCTACTTCTTGTAACTTTAATAACGTTTATATATACGTTCTACCCAAGTCTACTAATTCTAATGTAGTTAATTATATAAACTACTTAACTCCTACTCAAAAGTCTTTAATTACAAACGCTGCTATAAGCAAGAAGACTTTAACTTCAGATATTATAGTAATGGATCCAGTATATAAAGCTGTTACAGTCGGCTACGACGCAAGCAACAGTACTGATGTTAATACTATTATATCACAGTCAAGACTTGTAGTAACGTTGCAACGTAATGCTAAGATTTCAACACAGTTACTACAAAACAAGATTACAGGTATTGTGCAGAACTTTTTTAACCCTACTAACTTAACTTTAGGTTATAATATTGATCTAGTTAATTTAACCGCTCAAATAGAGAGTATACAGGGTGTTAATCAGGTATACACTCAGCGCGTTGATACAGGAGATATAGTACAAGGTGTTTCTTTAGTAGTATGGAATCCTGCTTATCCTAATAATGATATAACAATTGCAAATAAGAATTATCAGTTATTACTGTTCCAGGCTTTATATTTTAATAATATAAATGATTTCTCAAATCGTATCGTAATTTCTGCTGATGTTTCTCAAGATACATCAGTCATTAACATTTAATAAATAATAATATGGCCGACATTAAAATCTCAGCATTACCAACACTTTCTCATACAGCAGCGGCTGCAACCGATCTTGTACCTATTGTAGATAATGCAAATCCTGGTGCTCAAGTTACTAGAGCTATAACACTTAGCGAGTTAACAAACTATTTAACAAACGTATTACCTCCTACCAACGTACAGCAGGGTTTTCAAAACATTATAGTACAAGGTAGTACTGCAGGAGCATATTATAAAAAATATTATACCTGTACAGATGCTGCGCCTTCTACTCCTCATATTTCTGATGGCTGGGGTCCAGGGCCTGTGGGTGGTAGTGCTGCACCTTGGTTAGACCACTATCCAACCGCCTCAGATAATGTCGGTAATTTTATTGTATGGTCAGTGACTGGTTTATTAAAAGCAGATAGTAGCACATTAGTAACTGGTACAGACTGGTCTAATCCGGTTAGAGAGACAAAAGGACAGGTGAATTGGTACAGCGGTACACAACCATCTGGTGGTTCGGTGCAAGCAGGTGATGTATGGTTTGATACTACCTCAGGTCATAACAATCAAGCTTATAGGTACAATGGTACAACCTGGGTCAATTTAAGTGTACCTTTTCTTAATTTAGATACTTCCGGTCACGCATTAGGTATTGTACAGGCAGATGGCACTACTGGTAATGTAGCTATTGTAGCCGATCAATTTGAAATTGTGGTACCAGGCTCCAGTACTCATAACCCTGGTGAAGCTTATACACCGTTTTCAATAACATATAACCCTGCAACTGGTAAAGATCAGGTTTATATTAACGATGCAGTTATACCTAATTTGGCTGCAGGTAAAATTACGACTGGCACTCTTACAGTAGCAATACAAACTAATGCTGCAGATTTACAGGCCGGTAAATTGTCAAACGGAATGACAATTTACAATGCTAATGATCCTTCGCGTACAATGCCAGTAACCTGCTACGCAAACATTGAAGATACGTCTACTGTAAACATTACTTCAGGACCTGATCAACCTCACGGTCAAGAAAACTGGTACAGCAATGCTGTAAGTTTTGTAGGTTATCGTATTGGACCTACCGGGTTTATGGTTAACCGTTATGGTATGCCAAATGGCGCAATGGTATTTAATTATGTTTTTACTGCGTATGCGGACGGCACACCAACAGATTTAGCATCAGTTAATATTAATGTAATGTATCAAATTCTAGACAGTAGCGGTAATCCTGTTGCTTTACGTTCTGATCCTGAGTTCGGTTCAATTTATAGTAACCAGGTAAGATTCCCAATGGCTGATCTCGCTGCAGGTGGTAATTTACTACAACAAAGCGGTAGTATTGTGTTTCCGACTGCAACTGGTTGGCCAAACAACAACATTAACTTATTAGATGGCTACCATACAATTGTGTTTGGTTACAGAGTTGCTTCTAACGGGTACGCTAGACTGACTTATACAAATCTTGCTGTAAACGGTTGCAATATATAATGTATGTCGACATACATCAATACAGAAAACAGTAACGTATTAAATACGGAAGACAGTAACCGTTTAGTTACTGAAAGCTCTGTTCCTAATCCACCACCACCTCCAACAGCCCCTCCTGCTGTTACCAGCATAAGTCCTACAACTGGTAGTACTGCTGGTGGTACAGCTGTAACAATTACTGGTACTGGATTCTCAACTACTACAGCAGTTAATTTTGGTATAACGGCTGCAGTTTCTTATACGGTTAATAGCGATACTCAGATTATAGTCTACTCTCCAAGTCACGTAGCGGGTACAGTAGATGTAACAGTTACTAATAGTTACGGTACAAGCCCTACAAGCTCGGCTGATTTATTTACATATACCGCCCCAACTATACCTCTTTGCGATAAACCAGAAAGTAAGGTTTCAACTTATATAGGTGGTAACGGGTTTAATATAAAGCTAGGCGGCACCGCTTCAAATATTGTTACAGGTTACGCTTATGCAACACCAATATATTGTAGCATAAACATTGCTAATAATGTACAGCCCGCTACTATTTTAAATCAATTTTCTATATTTGTACAATACGGGGATGGTACAGAAGAAGAGATTACTCAGGTAACTAATAGTCTTTTATTAACTAACACTCACACATACAAATGGCCAGGTGAGTATGAAATTAAGGTTTCTGTTATACCTAAAAACGGATGCCCTATAGCAACATTTAGCCAGGTATTTTCTGTATACAATTATGTTACAGATAGTATGACCTGGGATTACACAAAGTGGCCGGAATTAACACCACAGCACTTAAGTTTAGGCGCTTTGTATCACGGTTTTCAATCTTGCCCTCCAGGTAATCTGTATAACCCTACACCATTAACTTTTAATTATACAGTATCTAACCTAGTAAGCAGCGATATAAACTTTAATTTTTATTCTCAGAATTCTTTGTCTCAACCCTGGGAAGCTATATCGAGCGATAACAATTATTCTCAATTAAGACCTCAATGGAGATTTACAGACCTATACGACAATAAAGTTAGCTCTATTTCAGCTACAACCATTACGCCTGTATATATAAAGTATACCTTTGATTCAAATAATAATTTAATTTATACCCGTACCACTGCAGTAGATGGTACCCTAGTAGGTTATACCGGTACTGTAGACTTTTATTACATAGACGACATACCAAGTTTAGGTTATACTAATGATTACACGGTACAAGCACCAGTGCTATGGGTAACGTACAACACAAGCGATATACCTAATTTACAAGACAAAAATGATGGTACATCACCAGGCTATTCTAATAGTTTAATATTCTTATCAGCTGGGTTTTATGTAAAAAATCTATCGGCAGATAATTTAAACGTGTCTTTAAACGGCGGTAATATAGAATTACCTAATATAATTTGGCCAGATACAGATAATAGATTCTTTGTAACAGTAAATGGACCAACTCTTTCTTCAGCAGACTTTAGCAATAAAGTACTACTAAATTACCCTATTACTACTACAACAGGTAATGCTTCTGTTGCAACTAAAGTCATACCTGCTGCAGCAGCAACTATATATACCCCCACATTTACGTTTAGTAGGTATGACAGTGTTGGTAGAGATACAGGCGGTTATTATAAAAATATTTTAAGTACTTTACCATTATCTTCTGCATTACTTTCGAGTGGTAACTTATTAACCACAATAACATTAAGTACATCAAACTTTAAAACTATAATTGAACCACCACCAACAGCTGGTAATTTTTATTCGGTAGATTCAAGAAAGTCTTTAGCGATAACAAATCAATCGTTAACCGGGGTTGCGCTATCTGGTAGTTTTAATTTTAATATAAACAATTTTTATAAAAACTATTTTGTACGTAAAGTTAACGAAAACTTTAACTTAGGCGAACAGTTACAGTCATATCTTACTCAACCTTTTATAGCTGAGAATGCTAATTTTGTTAACTACCTCTCTGCTTTAGGTGGGGATAATGTTCATCCAGGTGAAAACTACGGCACTGTAGCATACGAAAGAATTGCTAACTTTGTACCTAATAATATGGATCCAGAGGTATGCGGTGTTAATAATTTATACTCGCTATCAGAATCTATAGATACTGAGTTTGATAACTATAACTTTACACCACCACCTGTACTAAAGAGACAGTTTGATCTGTATAGTGTATCTCACGAAAAACTTTGGGGTACAAGAGAACAATACGATACTAACTTTAATGCAGTAACAGATCATACTAATTTAGGCGTAACATTAACAGCTTATAATACTAATGCTACAGTTACTGCTGGTCAAAAAATAGTATTAAATGATATAATACAATCTACTTTTTATGAATTAATAGAAGTACCTAGCATTAACTCTTATGCTAGTATTGTTGCAAATAATATGCAGGCTTATTTCCCGTCTGCAAGCTCTTTAACATTCCCGTTAACCTCTTATCCGTTAAGTTCATTTTTTGGTTGGGGACTAAAGACACCCGTACTATCCAGTTATAGATTCTATATCTACAATCCTGTTACATCCAATATACCTGTTGATGGTCTTATAGATTGGAATACACGTACTAATGGTTTATCTACTACTTTATCTGAGACAGTATCCTCTTTGAGTGCCTGGTATGCAGATGGTGGCATATTAGAGAACATTTATAGTTATTATATGTCGAAGGGACTTAACTTAATTGGAAGTAAATACTATAGACAATAATGAACTTTAAAACATACTACAACGAGTCTGTAGTTGATCAGACTTTAAAAAACCATCTTTCACATTTAGAAGATCTTGCTATTGAAGAAGGTAAAAGAGGTTTTGCAAAGTTTATTGAACAGGTGGATAATTTTACTTCTTATCTGGAAGGCTTTGAAAGTAAGACCACTGTCAATCTTAAAGTAGATGGTGCTCCAGCTTTATTCTGGGGCATTGATCCAAGACCGGAATATAATAATCAATTTTTTATTGCTACTAAAACAGTATTCAGCAAGACTCCGAATTTAGTACATAGTGAACAAGAAGTTGAGACATTATATAAAGATGCACCTCCAGGTTTAAAAGAAGTACTTAAAACTGTGTTTCCTTACCTTAAGGAAGGTTATGACAACTCTGGTTTAATGTATCAAGGTGATTTACTTTTCTCTCCTTCACGTAAACCGGTAGTAAAAAATATTGAAGGTAAACAGTACTTAACGTTCCAACCGAATTTAATTTCATACGCTATACCAGTTGACCCGCAATCTGAATTATATAACCTAGCTTCAAAAGCACCAGTAGGTATAGTAATACACGCAGCATTTAACGTACAAGCAAACGGTAACGGGGTAACATCAAGTATGGCAAGTAGAGATGTAAGACGTGTTGTACAGAGCTTATCTCAGATTGGAGTATTTGCAGAAGGTTCAAATTATAAGACTCTTAATTTACAGTTAGACCCAAATCTTAAGAATACTATTAACGGTCTGTTAGAAGATGCTAAGATTAAAATAGGCAGTATAAACAATCAATTTGATATGGAGTATACTGGCAGTACATTTGCTAGCCAGTTAAGAGAGTACGCCAACTATATGGTACGTCACGGTGGCGGGTTGTTTAAAGCAGCTATTGCAGGAGAGCCATTTACTGTAGACAAGTACATACAAGGATTTACACAATTTATTAAAGGTAAAATAGCTAAAAAAGCTGCAGCGGGTAGTGACCGAGTAAAAGCAAATGCAGAAAAGAAAGTAGCTAATATAGTAAGTTACCTACAGCAAAATAAAGAATCATTAAACGGTCTAATAGGTGCTACATACGATATGATTCGTATTAAACTTATATTCCAGCAATTATTAGCTAATGCAGAAGGTAAACTAAACGGTATGAGATCTTTTATACCAGTAAAAGACGGTTACATTTCTGCTCCTGGAGAAGGGCACGTGCTTTATATAGGAGACACTCCTAATCAGGTGAAGATAGTAGACCGGTTAAACTTTAGTGCAAACAATTTCTTATACTCCGGTGAACGCGGTAGAACTGCTACAACTGTAACAGAAGATGGTCCTAGTACAGAACCTCGTTATAACATTGGATTTTTTGGTGGAGGCTTTAATCCTCCGCATATAGGACACTTTGAAGCAGCTAAAATAGCCGCTAAAGAGAATGACGATGTCTATATTATAGTTTCTAAGACTGAAAGAGATGCCGCTGGTATAACTCTAGAAAAGAAACTAGCAATATGGAATCTGTATAAACCTGTACTAGAGCAGTACAGGGCGCGTATAAACATTGTTGCTGCAGAAGTATCTCCGGTAAGAACTATATATGAGTATGTTGCTACTCTCAATGAGTCTCCAGACGCTCATATGGTAAACATTAATCTTTATTCTGACGCTGAAGATGCAGGTAGGTTTGATAATATGGCAAAATATGCCCAAAACCTAGGCAGCGTTAATATTAAACCAACACCTCGTATGGGTTCTGGTACAGAGTTCAGAGCACTACTAGCAGCAGGCGATATGCGTAGAGCATTCGCCTTAATGCCACAAGGTGTTGATAAGAATATGGTTTGGAACGTGCTTACTCGGTAGCACACTCTTTCATCACTTCTTCTAAGTGATGTAAAGCTTCTAGCACTGTCTCAGCATAAGGATGAGCAGATTCTGCCATCCAATTACCGGCGCACTCTTTAGCTAAACTAATATGCTTAGCAAGTTCGTGTACACGGGAAGGAGCTTTTTCTTCTAGACTTTCTCCACCAGCTGTACCTGCATAACCAGGCTGTGAACTTGTCATACCAGGACCAGAAGACCAGCACTCTTGCTTAATCTCTCCAGACTCTGTCCAGCACTCTGGTATTGGGCGGTCAGCGGATGGGTCCCAGCACTCTTCTTTAAACATTTCTTTACGCAATACTAAATGCGCACCCTCAGTTACTAACTGATACTTTTCTGAAAGTTGACTCTTTGTATAATCGTATTTCTTCATAAATTACATTGCTCCTTCTGCGCTACCGTTAGAACTCATTGTACGGGATTGTACATCTTCTCCAGAACCGTCTGGGGTTTCAAAGTCTTCATCCTTAACTGGTTCAATATCTGGTTCTGTTTCTTCTTTTAATTTTGCGAGCACATCCTGTAGCATATCAGCTGATTGAGTAACGTGCGTTACCATCCAAGCCATAACAGGGTGGTCAGGAGACATTTTTTCAAGTATTTCGTGCAACTGAGCTGCAACCTCTGCAGCCTGCTTTGCCTTAGTACGTGCCATTTCAACATTATGCTCTGTCTTGTGAGTACCATCAGAATTGATTTCTGTTTCTAAAGGATTCTCTTGTACTAGGGTATACTTCTCAGCAAGAAGTGTATAAATGTTGCGTTTCATATGATATACTTACTTAATCCAAGTATTAAATATACTGGTTGATTTAACTTATATATACCTTATAATAAACAAACTATGGGAATGTACGATACGATAACAGTCAAAGATAAATTACCTTGGACAGATGAAATGTGGGAAGAGGGATTGCCTAATGC